AAGAAGTCAAATCAGTTACTAAGACGTTACGAAACTTTAAAGACTGGGAAAGTGTAAAAAATGTTTTTGAAACGTGCTTTAAAATTGATGCGTTAACTTTTTGGAACGGTTCGATAGTAGATTATTTTCAGGCTAAGAATTACATAGTAAAAACCTTTAACGATTTACTTGAACGTGAACAAAAATTATTACAAAGTATCTCAAAGGATTCTGTTTTATGGGAAGCTGCCGGAGGTAAACGATTAGATAAATTTAGCGATGTATTACCCCTTAATCAATTAGGGAAAATATACGGGATTTATCCTTTTGAATTAAAAGACTATTTGTATGAAGAAATTTTATTGCTTCTTACAATTGAGACGGTGCAAAATCAGGTTGAAAATAAATTTAACGAACTAAAAAAATAATGGATTTAGTCAGAGTTTTAGAAACGTATTGCGCGGCAAATAACATTGAGTTTATGTATGGCAGTAAAAGTCATTTAAACTTATTAGAAAGCGAGATCACCGGCGAGAAAGTACACTTGTTATTATTCCCGGTTAGACGATCAACAGAAACAAACGATTACAGCACCGCAATAAAAGCGAATGTTTATAAAGGCAATTTCTTTTTAGTGGTTGCGTCAAATTTAGACCAGCATTATTTCAACGAGAAAGAACAACCACAAGCAACAAGTAAATATACAACCAATATTGAACCGTTAATTACTAAATGGCAAGCGTTGGAAAATTATTTGCTTGGATGCGGTCAGGAATTAGAAGTATCTCAATGGGAAAACATAGACGCTATTGACGTACTTGACGCGAATAAGGATGGTTTATGGTGTACTTATTCAATTAAACAAGATGTATGATAAGTATCATAGTTATAATATTAATTATACTAACGATAGCACACTTTGAAAACAAATGAGTAAAGAAATCCTATCAACAGAATTTGAGTTCCTTAAAGCTGATTTAATCGAGGCTTACGATGCTAAAGGGATGCGTTCGAGCGGTGCTTGGGCGGATGCATTGGAAGTGGAATCAGAAATAAACCGAGTTGTGTTATGGGGTTTAGAATACTCGCAACAACTTGAAACAGGAAGGCAACCGGGAAAGCAACCGCCGACAAGCGTTATTGAAAAATGGATTTATGACAAAGGGATTGCAAACCAAATACAAGGCGAGATAACTGTTAGCAGTTTGGCTTTTTTGATAGCGCGTAAGATTGGGCGCGAAGGTTGGAAGCGTGAGGAATACGGAGGTGTTGAATTGATAAGCGAAATAGTGACAGAGCAAAGATTACAAAAGATAATAGACCAAGTTGGTGAAGTGAAATTGATAGAATATAGTACGGAAATATTTAACCTAATAAATGAAATGGCAGTATGATAAATTTTAGCACAAGTGTAGCTGAGGACAAGTGGTTATTTAGCGAAAATAACAAAATATTTGAGTTCAAAAGCGATTCAATTAAAACGCCCTTATACTGTGACGTTACATTCTTGACAACTTCAATAAAATTATATCCACATCCAAGCGGTTCATTTTGGGTAAACCTTAAAACCTATCTGTCAGTTCAGTTAAACAGCTATGCGGATAACTTAGACTTTTCAACCATTAATGAATTAGGCGTTAACACGTTTGTATTTGACTGGTCAAGGGTTTTTATTAATGAAACAATCACTTTTACAATCACTTTTACAGACTTAACGACTGAATCCGCAACCAAAACACCTAAAATATTATTAGGCGGTGAAGATTTAAGAGCGTATAAACGAGGTGAAACGATTAAAGACCTTGTAAATCCAATACTTTCACCACTAAAAAAAGGAACACAAAACCGTTTTTATCTTAAATATTGGGATGGTTATCCATTTGACTTTACTTATGCGAGTGCTGAGGCGCAAACAATCACCAATAATACCACCTTAAACGTTACACCGACAATCACAATGCCAGCAACAGTTAATAGAATTGTGCTGAGTGACGGTGATTTCGATATATCAGACGCAAACTTCTTGCCTATTGTAATCGGTTATAATGAACTGCAATTTATTAACAGTACTTTCTTAGACCTTTGGAAAATTGAAAGCGGTTGCGGGGTTTATTTGAAGTTCTTAAACAATTCGGGAGGCTTTAACTATTGGTTATTTAACGAACAGCACGAAAGTAAACTGACAAGCAAAAGTATAGGCACAATCAATAATGATTTTTTTAATATAGAAAATACTTATAGTCCTGAAATAAGTTTAGGCCGTACATCAAATGAAGTATTGACAATCGGAGTTGACAGTCTAAACGCTGACGATATAAACGTATTATCTCAGATTGCTTCAAGTCCTAAAATCTATTTGTTTACAGGGCAAAGATTTTCAAGGAGTTCATTTAATGATTGGATTGAAATAGAACTTGAAAACAAAGAAATAGTTTTAAGAGATTTCAAAGGACACGTGCCAAATATCACATTGACAATTAAACTACCAGAACAACAAAACGTAAGACTATGATATTATACATCAATAATGTTAAAATAGATTTACCGGACGGATTCACTATTGCACGCACAAAGCAAGTGAATGAGATTGGGCGTTTGGATAACAGACAAAGTAATTTGACGCATAAAATTAAACTACCTAAAACCAAAAACAATATTATAGCGTTTAGATATTTAGGCGAGCAAGGCAGTACATCGTTAATCCCTTACCAAAGAAATACAGCGCAACTCTATAATGAGGTTGGCGAGTGTGAAATTTATAACGGCTGGGCAGTTGTTGAAAATACAAACGATTATTATGAAGTAGTAATTTATGACGGCTATGTTGAATTTTCAAAAGAGATTGAGAATAAAAATTTAACCGACTTAGGAATCTCAGAATTAAACCATACCAAAACTTTAACCAATGTTCAAAATAGTTGGTTGCCTGGAAGTAATTATAAATACATTTTAGCAGATTACAACGGTAAGGTATTTTATACAAACGCAACCGTTGAAACATTGAATATTGATTATTTAGTCCCAAGCGTAAGTGTAGCGTATTTGTGGAATAAGATTGCAACATTTTTCGGTTATACATTTAGCGGCTCAGTATTTTCATTACCAGAGTTTACAAGTTTGTATATGACCTTTCCAAAAGGTTTAAGCAATTCCGCATTAGTGCCGGAACTGTTTTACACTTCAACAGGATTCAATACCTTAAGCGAATTTGAAACAAACGCATATTTATCACACGTTGCACCCGTAACAACTTTAGGGAGTTTCTTACCTAATAACAGCGGACTGACAATTGATAGAACAGGCGCGTATTTATTCAATACAACCGGAACTATTTTAGCTGAGTTAGAAGATCAATATGGAACGCTTTATTATGATATGGTAATGAGCGCATACATCGTTATTAATCCGGCCAATACTACAAGCGAACCAATAGTAATGACCTCTCTTTATGACAATACCTTGCTTCAATTAGATAGCGGCGATGTTATTTATTTGTATGTAAGTTATGGAGGCGGTCAATATGTAAGCATCCAAAATTTAGATTTAACAGATTTAAATGTTACTTATTCATTTGTCGAAGGTGATGTGATAGATTTTGAATCGGCTTTAATTGACTTCAAAGTAAAAGATTTTATAAATGAAATCCTTTGGCGGTTTGGCCTTACCCCTTTTAAGAATAAATACAATAAATCAATAGAGTTTTTAACCTTTAACGAGTGGTTTAATAATACTGAATACGTTGATTTGACCGATAGATTTGTAAGAACTATAAATGAAAACTATCAGTATTCAAATTATGCTCAAAATAATCTATTGAAATTCAAATACAATGACGATGAAAGCGACCATAAAGACGGCGCAATCACTATTGATAATGTGAATTTAGATGAGACCGTAAGTATAATCAACTCTAAAATTTACGCGCCAAACAAAGAACGCTCAACTATTTTTACTGAGTTGTTTAATGTTTACCCTTTGTGGGATAAAGAAGCAAATGAGAAAGACGGTGCAATTGAGGTTAAGTACAAATCAAAAGACAAACGATTCTATTTTTTAAAGTCAATAGATAAAGTTTATACAAGTTTTGCAATCGGTAGTGAATCTCTATCGGATGCAACAACCATTACAAACATCCCGGTTGAATCATTTACACAAATGTCGTTTGGTGATGTGGTGCAAAATTATTACATCCCAATTTATAACGTGCTGAATGAGTTTAAAATTATGACCGTTGAGTTACGTTTAGATGACAGCTTCATTGCAAATTTAGATTTGAGAAAGCGGGTTTACATCAAACAGTTAGCGAGTTGGTTTGTGATAAATAAAATACCAAACTATTTAAGAAAAGGAATTTACAAAATTGAACTAATCCAAGTGAAAAATAATGGCTAAAATAAAGATTGCAGAATTAGAGATAGACGACAAAGCGTTGATTAAATCAACAAGCGATGTGAAGAAAGCAATTGACGAACTGAAAGCGGCGCAGAAAAGTTTGACGGCTGAGGGCGACACAAACTCAAAAGCCTATGTTAAAAACGCCGCCGATTTAAAGGTTTTAAATTCCGCCTATTCCGGTAACATTAAAGCACTTGCAGAAAGGACACAAGCAACCGTTGACGCAACAAACAGAAACGAGTTAATGTCGTTAGCGTTGAATGAAGAAGTAATGTCAATTCAAATGGCACGAGATCAAAACAAGATACTCAATAAGATACGAAATGAAACCAATACGCTAACGGCGGAGGGTCGCGCTGAAATAGAACTGTTAAACAAGAAATTAGATTCAAATAACGAGTACATAAAAGAGAATGCAGATGCGTATTTAAAGCAAAAAATAAATATTGGGAATTACAAAGAATCAATAATTGATGCTTTAAGTGCTCTAAATCCATTAAATACAAGTATGGGAGGGTTTTCTGAGAGAGCAAAAGATGCTGGGGGTGCGGGAAATTTATTTAAAACTACTTTAGGTGGAGTTATTTCGGGTATCTGGGGAATGATTAAAGCAAGTTTAGCCTTTATAGCAACCCCAATAGGCGCGGTTATAGCGGCGGTAGCGGCGGTTTTCTTTACTTTATACAGCGTATTCAAGAACTTTCAACCGATATTAGATAAAGTTGAACAAGGATTCGCCGCTTTAGGTGCGGTTTTAAATGTAATCAAGACCACAATTGTAGCGGTTGCAACCGGCGCAAAAGATTTAGGCTCTATATTCTCAGGGTTGGGCGGTGAAATGAAGAAAGCGGCGGCTGAGGCGGTGGCATTTACAAAGGCGCAACAAGATTTAGACGATGCTTTAGAGAAACAAGAGATTACATCCGCAAGAAATAGGGCGGAAATCGAACGATTAAACACGTTGGCAAAGGATAGAACCAAAACAGACGAAGAAAGAATCGCATTATTAAAGAAAGCTGAGGATATTGAAACGGCAGACTACAACCAAAGGTTAAAAAATGCCAAAGAAGAAGAAAGAATCACGCTTCAAAAAATTAAAAGCGCGGCTAAATTAAACGATGCTGAATACGCTCAGTTGGTTAAAAGTGGATTTGATTATAAAGAAACGGCAGAGGGCAAAGGTATGGCCGCCGATGAACTGTTTACCAAACTAAAAGAGAATCAGGTTAAGTTGGCCGGATTAGACCAACAGTACAATGTGAATCTTGAAAAAGGTATCAACAAACAAAACAAGTTGATTGAGGATGCAGCGGCTGAAAGAGAAAAGGCACAAGCGTTGGCAATCGAAAACGCAAGTAAAGCACTTGACTTAGCGATTGAAAAGAATCAAACTGAATTAGATTTATTTATAGCACAACAAGGGTATAAAAAAATGTCATTGAATGATGAGTTGACATTCTCAAAATCTATAATGGAAAAAGAACTTGCAAACTTAAATTTTCTGTATAAGAAAAAACAAGTGAGTGAGTTGGAATACCAAACGCAAAAACTTGAAATACTAAACGCATTTGCACAAACACAAGCGGAAATTGCAGTCGAGGCGGCTGGTATTGAATTACAAAACCATATAGATAAAAACAAGACTTTACTTGAAAATAATAAATTCCTTTCAGACGATTTATACTTACAAGAAGTTGCGAGGTTAGATGCTTTAAAACAAGCTGAGGACGAATTTCAATTAGCTAAATTAACTGAGGGCGTTATTAATTTGCAAGAATATGACGCGGCTATTACTGCAATTGACGCTGAAAACTTAAAGAAGAAACAAGATTTAGAAACCCAACGAAAAGACGCTGAAAAAGAGCGTAAACTAATTGACCTTGAAAACGAACGCGTTTTAGCTGATGAAAGTTTTATCGCTGAGGCAGAAATAAGAAGCGCACAATTAGAAGAAAAGCGATTACAAGAGGTTGAAAATGCTGAAAAGACTGGGGCGGATATTGATTTAATAAACCAAAAATATGCTAAGGCTCAAAAGGATATAGATAAAAGTGTTGCGGATTATAAGTTAAGTCAATATAAAGAAACTTTTAAAATGATAGCTGGTTTATTTGGCCAACAAACATTGATAGGAAAAGCGGCGGCAATCGCGGAAGTAGGTATAACCACTTATCAAACAGCAAGTAAATTGTTTCATATAGGCTCGGTAGAAGCGGCTTTAGCAGCAGCTAGCGCAGCTTCTTTAAATCCAATTGGCGCAGCGCAACATACCGTAGCCGCTGTAATAGCAAAAATTCAAGGCGGTTTAACTATCGCGTCAGGTGCGGCAACGGCGGCTAAAATAGCGGGCGTTAAATTTGAAAAAGGCGGTATTCAGGAAATAGGCGGTAAAAGTCACTCACAAGGCGGCACTAAATTTTATGGTGAAGATGGCACAATGTTCGAGGCTCAAAGCGGCGAAGGTATCGGAATATTAAACCGTTCCGCTTATGCTGGGTTTATGGATTTTAACAATTCATTTAACGGCGGTCAATCAGGTAACGGCAAGTTTGCGGGCGGTGGAATCATAACACAAGGCGTTAGACCAAACAACGATAACATCGCGCAAGCATTACAACAATTGAATATAATGGTAGCAGTTGAGGACATTAACAGAGGTCAAGGCAGTTACGCAAAAGTTATTGAAGGTGCTAACAGTTAAATTTATTTTAGAAGGTTGGCAAAACTACATGGATAAATCAGAGGTGGTTGAAAGTGTAGCGAAAAAACGTGCAAAGATTTGTTCCGGGTGTGAACATATAAGGCACGGTAAAATATTAGCTTTTATCAAAGACGATCTAAAAGAAATTGAAGGGTGTTATTGCAATATCTGTAAATGTCCTTCAAGCGCACTATTGCGAAGTACTAAACCCTGTGAACTAAATAAATGGTAGAAACAATTATTGAAACAGAATCCCGCTATGAACAACTGTTAAAAATTGATTTATTAATGTTGGTAAGACGCGGATTTGTTCCCGTGCATTTGATGGATTGGAAACAAATTTACGAGACTTATTTAAGAGAGTTACAAGACGCTAAAAAAAACAAGACAGTTGGTAGTGTCGGTGTAGCACAACAAGCAACAGCAGACGAGTTTAAACTATCGCTGAGGCATATTCAGAATGTTATCAATTATATGACGAATTAATCATATCGTTTAATTCTTTTTCAAACTTTTTATACTCTAAAGACTGTTCATAGTGGGCGGTCTTTTCTTTTGCTTGGTATTTTGCACGAATATTCCGTCCAATCCTAACAATATTTAAGATAATAGACAATATAAAAACACCAACAAAAAACAATCCTATCATTTTATGCAGTAATCAGTTCATATTCAACCATCAAATGTACGATAACTTTGATACATATCAATGAATTATGGAGGGAAATATTTATATAAATGGTTTAATTGGCACGACTTACGATAATAACGGTGTTATTACCGAAAAAGGTGTTGAATTAATTGATATAATTACTCAGGTTAAGGCTCAAAAAGAGGTAACATCTTTCAATGTATTTATTAATTCACCTGGAGGTGTTGTAGATACAGGATTCGACATTTACAATTACTTAAAATCTTTACAAATTCCTATTAATACTATCGGTCAAGGGATGGTTGCTTCAATCGCAACGGTCATTTATATGGCTGGAATGAATAGAATCCTTAAACCAAACACTGAATTTATGATACACCTTCCAAGCGGTGGTGTTGAGGGTACATCTGAGGATATAGAATGGTATTTAAGCTACATAAAAGATACTCAAAAGAGAATCATAAAATTTTATGCAGAAAATACAGGATTAAATGAAGAGGCTTTATTGCCTTTACTTAAAAATGAAACCTTTTTAAGCGTACAACAAGCGTATGAATTAGGATTCTCAAATACGCAACCTATTATGGTTGCACCAGTAGCGTATTTTAATTTAAACAACAATGATATGAAACTAAGTGATGATGACAAATCTTGGGTTGAAAAGCAATTCAAGACAATTCTAAACACTTTTAAATCTAAAGCTAAAATGCTCTTGGTTCAGGATGCTAACGGTGTGGAGATTGACTTCACCGACTTAGAAGATGGGCAAGAGATTGTAGTTGATTTAAAAGCAACTGTGGACGGCGCGCCTGCAGAAGGTGAGTTTGTAATGCCAAGCGGTGAAACGTATGTTTTCGCTGGCGGTGTGCTTACAGAAATTAAAGCCGTTGAAGGTGATGATACCACCGCTTTACAAGAAGAAATTGCACAATTGAAAGAGCAATTAGCAGCGCAAACAACCGCAAAGTTAGACGCGGAAAATGAAACTGTTGCACAAAAAGCAATTGTTGCAAAATTTGAAAAAGAAGTAAAAGATTTTAAGGCTCAAATCACATCAAAATTTGATTTGGACGGAAAGAAAGACAATGAAGGAGAAGTAGTATTAACCAAAAGAACATTTTTAAAAGTATAACGTATGGCAAGTTTAATTGATGTAGCATTAATGACTCTAAACTTAGAGGAGTCCAAAGAGGTCGGAGCATTGATCTTAGAAAAAGCGTTTGTTGAAGGTGAGTTATCATCTGAACACGCAATCGAAACCGGTATTGAACACAATACCCAAATCCCTTTTGCTGGGAAAATCTCTGACAGTTTGAAAGCGTCAACAGGATGTACTCCAAACGCCGGAACTGGTGTTGCTTTTTCTGAAAAAGTATGGAGTCCAAAACTATATGACACACGTTGGGAACATTGCGCTGGTGATGCAAACAAACTATTCAAGTTGTTCCAAAAAGCACAAAGAATGAATCCTGATTTTTATAACAGAATTTCAAGTCCTGAAATGGGAGTTATCTATTCTTTGATTGAACAAATGTTGAAAGACACTTTGCCAAACAAAATTTGGTTTAGTGATACAGCCGCCGCCGATATTGCTGGTTTAGGCGTATTTAAAAACGGAACTGATGTTGATTTATACAATGTAATTGACGGTTTATTCAAACAAATCTTTGCAGACTTAAACGTTGTTCACGTTCCTATCACAGCTAACGCCGGTGCAACTTACGCTTTACAAGCATTAGGAACTGACGCTGCTCTTGGAATATTTACTGCAATGGTAAACGGTGCTGACAGCAGATTGTTAGAAGATGGAACGGCTCAAATTTTAGCCACAAGATCACTTGTTGATAATTACAGAAACACGCTAAGAACAAAAACCTTAGGTGCTGGATTTATTGAAATCGTTGAAGGTGGAAAACCTCAATTATATTTTGATGGTTATAAAGTGGTTACAAAATCACAATGGGATAGAACCATAAAATCAGTTCAAGATAACGGTACAACTTGGAATTTACCTCATAGAGCAATCTTTACAACTCCTGAGAACATTCCGGTAGGTACATTGTCAAGTGATGACTTTGGTAAATTGGATTCATTCTATGACCAATACAGAAAATCAAACGTGATTGATGTTGTTTTCTCTTTGGATGCTAAACATTTAGAATCTTATATGACAGTAGCCGCTTACTAAGCGGTTACTTTCTTAACCTTAAAAAATTATAGATATGGCATGTGAAGGCTTAATGAATGCAGACATTTTATTTGATTGTGATAATAGTTCGGTTGCTGGTTTAGAAGTTGATGTAATACTTGTTAATTCAAGTGACATTAATGTAACCGCACTGACTTATAGTCCAACAAATAAATTAGTGATGACTAACTTTCAATTGATGCCGGGCAAAGTTGGATTTACGTTTCAAGGCGTGAAACAAGTAAACTCGTCAGCTTGGGAATTGGTAAAAAAAGAAATGGGACCAGATAAGAAAAAACACATATTTAACGGTGTTATTTTGAATCTGTCAGCCGCTAACAAATTGCAATTAGAGCAAATGAGTGAGGGCGGAAAATATGTTGCAATCGTAGAAAGAAAATGGAAAGGCGCGTTAAGTGCTGACGCTTTCGAAGTGTACGGTATCAACTCAGGATTAGAATTAAACGTAGCGACTTACAACTCGAAAGAGAATGACGGTACTGCTACAATCGAATTGTCATCAACTGACGGTTACGAAGAATCTAAAATCCCGTTGACACTTTTACATACTGATTATGCAACAACAAAAACAGCAATGGATAACAAGTTCGTCCAAGCAGCAATATAGTTGGGAAAATTATAGTATAGAAAACATCATTGGAGGCAAAACCGCCGATGGTGTTTCATACTTAAAATTATTCTTAACAGACTATTCCAAATTATTTTCCACAAAAGTAAATCCGGGATGCAAAAACTGTTTGCAAAGCTATTTACAAAAGTATAAATCTAAAAAATACGAAATGCAAAACGACTGCGAATACAGACTACAAGCAAGATATAACGGAATCCCTTTAAAATTTGGCTCAAACATTTTCATCAACAATTCAAATATTACCAATGAATTTGCTGAGCAATTAATGGAACGTTATACAAAACTTTACGAGGCTAAAGGCGAGACTTTTAACCCGTCTACAATATTTGAGAAATACCCAATTAAAGAAGTAAACGAAATTGAAGTTATCTCAGAAGAAATACAAGTAAAAAAAACCCGCAAATCTAAAAAATAATGAATGTAAGCATTATTGATCTTGCAAAGCGACTTATCAAATGGGAAAGTAAATTAGACATTTACTCAAACGGCGTTGATAACGCTTATCCTGAGAGAATCGACAGACTTATAAACAACAGCGTAACAGCTAAAACAGCGTCTAATATAATGGTTCAATACCTTTTAGGTAAGGGATTTGGCGAGGCTGACAATATAAGATTAGGCGGTGTTAAGTTAATTGATTTCGCTGAGGATATAGCGCAAGACATAATCGACAACAGAGGGGTTTTTATACACATTAATTACGATTTAAATTATCAATTCAGTTCATTTAAAGTCTTGCCGTTTGGATGGTGTAGGATAGGGAAAAAGGATAGCAGAAAATACAACGGCAAGATTTTAATTAAAAGCGATTGGACTGATAAAAAAGAAGAACCGCAAATAATCAATGTTTACAATCCAAAAGAAGAAGTTGTAAAGGCTCAAATTAAAGCGGCGGGCGGTATGGAAAAATACAATGGTCAGGTTTTCTTTTACAATTTAGAATCTAAATACTATTACCCATTATCCCGTATTGATTCTGTTATGAATGATTGTGATAGTGAGGCGCAAAGTGCCGTTTATAAAAACCAATTATTAAGAAAGGGATTTTTCGGAAAAACTTTAGTAGTTACAAGGCCATTAATTGATAGTACAATTGCTCAAACAATTTTAAACGAGCAAAGCCAGTCAATTATAAACCCGCTTTACAGACAAGCGGAAAGCGAGGCTAAACAAACAAAAGAAACGATTGAAAGTTTTATAGGTGCTAATAATGCTGGAGGCGCAATGTTGCTCGAAATGGAATTTGCGGGTGATAAATTTGAGGATGCTATATTGATAAAGAATATTGAAAGCAACATTGAACCAGACTTATTTAAAAACGTTGAAACAAGCGTAAGGGAAAACATCCTAATAGCCTTTAATAATTTGCCAGTTGGTTTAATTAGGGCAAGTGATGGCATCTTCTCAAACAGCGGAACGGCAATCGCCGAAATGAAAAAAATGTATTGGGAAAATACAAGCAAAGAGCGCAACATTTTAGAAACAATTGTAAACGATTTAATGAAAGGATTTGCCGGGTATAAAGGTGAATATCTATCTATTTTACCATTGATGCAAAAAGAAGTTAGCAATGATGACGCAAACGCTCAAAAATTAGCAGCGCAAGCCGCATTAAAAGGAAGTGTTGGAGGTGTTCAAGGATTGTTAGCGATACAAGCGAGTATATCTCAAGGCTTAACAGATTATGAAAGCGCAATTACAATCATCTCTGAAATATTTGGAATCCCTGACGAGTTGGCGCGTCAAATGTTAGGCACACCAAAAGTTAAACAGTACTAAAACCCTTATTGAAAATGGAAGCGTGGATAACACTATCGGGAATACAGCTTTATAAACAAGTTAGCAATAGCGTTTACAAAGACAAGTTAAATCAGATTATACTTGAAACACAATTCGAGGATATACAGCCTTTACTTGGTGAAACTTTCTTTTATACGATAGATTCAAACATTGAAAATTACAACGATTTATTGAATGGTAGTTCATATACATACAACGGCGTTACATACGTTAACGTAGGCTTAAAAGCAGTATTGGCAAATTACATTTACGCACGTTTGGCAATGTTTGGAGATGTAATAGATAATCCTTTTGGAATGACTACAAAGTTAAACGTAAACGAAAGCAAACCAATAGACTTAGCAACCAAAAAAACGTTCTATAATTCAAATAGGCAGTACGCTTATAACCTTTGGTTAAACGTGGAAAAGTTTATAGTTAGAACCAATTTAGTAGGGTATAATTCAGGATGCACAACCAAGCCTAACACTTTTAAAATATCTAAAATAGGATGATTATAATTAACAATATAGACGGTGCTTATTTTGAGTTTAATGGTATTCGATATTTTAAGAATTTCACCTCAGTAGTCGCCGGAAGTAAACTAAGAATCTTAAACGTTTACGATTCTAAAATAGAATTGTTGGCGTTGGTTAATTACGACCAAATCATTTTAAACGGTGATGTTTACGCAAACGTAGCGAGTTTACAATCCGCTTTACTTCCTGTTATTTATGCAGTTAATACGACAGTTATAAACGGAATTATTAGCCAGACAGAAGAATATGTTGACGCTTCATATATTTGGATTCCGGGTACTTATTCATACAACGTAACAGTTAGATCGTTTTATAAAAACGGAATTTTACACGACACAATTATCAACACAACTGTTACGGCGGATGCTGCTGATTTAGTAGATAGGATTGACGCAATAGTTGTAAATGATAATGATACAATTACAATTATAAAAGGGATTCCGGCGTTGGCAGAAATCGACAATGACACTCAATTATTAATTACGTTATTTACAGTTACCTCAGGAACTACCGAGCCAGTTGGAGTTAGTGAAGTGCTTTGGTATAATGAAAACTTACAAGAAGCTGGAGGCGAAAAAAACAGCGTAGCAAATAACCCTCCTTTTGTAACTTTAGCAAGTACCGAACAAGCAAGCGTAGGTACAAAATCAATAAAAATAGTTAGTAGAAATAGCGCAACATTAACTTCAACTACAAAATATTTAGGTTCAAATTTATCCAATGTCTTAATTGATGTTTACTTACTCAATTCAACTAATAATCAATTAAGATTTCAGTTATGGGTAAACAACACTTTAAGAGTAGGTGAAATTTATGTAAGTCACGGTACATTTAATTTTAATGCTTATTTAATTAACCAATGGCAAACAATTACAATACCGGGTTTAGCCTTTAGAAATGGGGTTACTTGGGGTAATTATGAATATGATTTTTTATTTTTAGGAAATTATAAAAGTGGAACAACCTTATATTTTGATAATATAAGATTTCAACAAGGATTAAATGAAGTAATTACAACACCTACAAACTACGAACTTTTAGCCAACAAACAAAACAGTTTAGCTACCGATGGCACAGGTGTAAAGTACCCAACAGTTGACGCTGTTAATGCAGGGTTTGCCACAAAATTAGATAATAGCGATGCTTTAACAGCCGTTTCACCAACTAATAAACTGATAACAGAAAGTGATGTTGCGGGTTTGGGTGGTGGTGATATGTTGGCTTCAACTTACAATCCAATAATAGCAGCCAACACCGCAAAAGTAAGTTATACAGATGCCGCTTTAGTAAGTACTATAAATTCCAATTATAAAAAAGTCGAAATAGGTTACGCCTGCTCAAATGAAACAAGCGATTTAACATTAGGTGATTTAATTTCAATTAGGATGCCGTTTGCAATGACATTAAGCGAGGTCCGTATATCATTAAACAACGCGCCAACAATCACAAAAGTAATAGTCGATGTAAAAGAAAGTGGTGTTTCTATTTTTAGCACGTTACCGAGTATTGATACAAGCGAATTAACAAGTGTAACAGCAATTGTACCCGCGGTAATTAGCGATGTTAATTTAGCCGACGATGCTTTATTAACAGTAAGCACCACACAATTAGGAAGTGGTGATATAGGTAAAGGTTTAAAAATATTATTTAAAGGAGTAAGAACATAATAATTAATAACAAATTAAAAATAAATAACAATGAGTGTACCAGCAGTTTTAATTAGAAAATCTACTAAACAAATTATCAAACACGCCGATTATCCAAAGGCTGATTTAACGCCTTTTACCGTTGGCGAAATAGATCCGGATTATGAATGGTTGATAAAACACATTCCTTTTGCAGAACCTGATCACGATTCACGTATTTACATAATGGAAGATGTTATGCCGGATTTAAACTTTTTGGTAGATTTTCAAGAGCATCCTTCTTATCCGGGAATAAGAGAATACCGTATGACTTTCAACCCAATTAAAAGACCTAACGAAAGCATTATTTTAGAAATTGAAAATGCTGAAAAACAAGCGAACGGTTTAATTTTTAGTGAAGTTGTACACGTTAAAGAGTTTGCTTTGATGATGAACAGTATTTATAAAGATGCAAATAACTTGACTTTAAATGCCGATGAACAGGCTAAAATTGACAGATTAAGCGTAGTTAATGTGAAGTTTTTGCAAAATCAAGATACAAAAAATATTAAAATTCAACAAGTTACCGATGGCTTAGAACCTAATATTGATGAGGGATGGCTCAACGAATAATTAACCCATTATTTAACGTATATAAAAAATATAGACAGATGCAATTTGTAAACCCATATAGATTTGGAATACCTGAAGTAGTTTATGTAAACAACACTTTTATCGGTGGGGTTGCAAGCGCAATAAACACGCCTGCACAATTGGCTACAAAATTAGCAATTGATGTAAGTAGAATTACAAATTTTAGTATTGTAGGGAATGATATAGAGTGTAAAATAACGGGAAGTTATGTAATTCCAAATAACGCGTTTTACTTAAACGAGGACATAACAGAATATAGAGATATAGATAATTTAGTTACTAATTTAGGTTCAGATACTTTCTATACAACCATAAATTCAAGATTAAAAATTCTTCAATTTAATGGTATTGTTAATTTAACAAATATAAATATTACATACAATTCTCCAATAAGAGAAATATATTTAGAAAATTGCGTTTTTTTAGCAAATCAATCTTTATGGGGTGCTTCCCAAAAAAATAAAACATATATCTATATACCAAAATGCACATCTTTAGGCACGACGGCAGGTGATAATAATATATTTACCAATTCATTATTAACTGGAAGTATTATTATTTGTCATCCTTCTTTAGCTACAAATAATGCGGGCGGGGTAGATGGTGATATTTCAAATGCTATCGCACAAGGCGCAACCATAAGATACAAAACGAGTACGATTATACCTAATGCAGTGACTGATTTAACAGCTTCTAATATTTATCAAAATGCGGTGCAGTTTACTTTTACAGCACCAATAGGAAGTACAAACGCTATTGATTTTTATGAACTCTATAAAGATGGAGTTTATGTTAAAAGAATCGTAAGCGGTGAAACAGTTAATGGATTTAACGCGTCAACTGCTTATAATTTTACAGTAATAGCGCGGGATATATTTTATAATGGTTCGTTAGCAAGTAATGTAGTATCTGTAACAACTGCTTATAATACTAATAAAGTTGAAGCCGAAACCTATATTACAGCTACTGCAAATGTAGATTCTGCACAAATAGCAGCCATTAATAACCTTACATTAACGCTGAAAAATAACGGTATTTTCTTTAAACTAAAATCATTGAACATCAAAGTTGGGGGAACGGCCGCTACACATAAATTTAACCTGATTGATGCAAGGGATTTGGACGCTGCTTATAGGTACACGTATGCAGGTACTTGGACGCACAGCGCACAAGGGGCGAAACCAACAGCTACTTTTGCAAATACATATCTAAATTTAACCACTTTAGGTTTGGGCGGTAATTTTTCTTTTGGGTATTACCTAACAGTTGCTAATACTGCATTCGGCGATAAACACGGTTTTGGTGCATATTCAAGCGCTTCATCTTGGGCGGGTAGTGTGCATTATAGTACTACTGAATTATGGGCAAGGGCTTATTCCGCAAGTTTTCCAATAACGATAACTTCACCAAATAACGGTTTTTTTGCTATGTCGGTAATTGGTAGGGAAAACACAGTATATCATAAAAACTTAAAACTTCATAAATCAGTAGTTGGCTCATTAATTCCAACTGTTAATTTTTATGAAGGCGCATTAAACTTAAATGGTAGTAATTACGGCGGGATAAACGGTACTTATGGCACATCATTTTTTGGTATTGGATTAACAGATGCTGAAATAGCAAACTTACAAGCTGCAATAATAACTTTTGAAACAGCTTTAGGTAGAAATGTATAAAAAACATAAAAATATAAGCCATACACCCACACTTTAAACGAAAAATAGTTATGAAACTAATAAAATCACTGTTCTTTTCCATCATCTACGTTGCAGATGATAGGTTTAGCTTTTTAGAAAATGTAAAATCAATATAAAAATGAGCAAACAAGAATTTATAGACAAATACCTAAATAAAACTATTAGTAAAAAATTAACTGTTTTTTTGATTGCCTGCTATTTCACACAAACAAGCAAAATTACAGGTTCAGAATGGATAATAATTGCAACGGCTTATATATCAATAGTAGCATTTTCAGAAACAGTATTGAAACTTAAAGATAAATAATTAATAATCCCTAAAAATTGCTATACAATGGAGAATGAAAATAAAAAAGAAATTGACAAAATAAGGTCAGAATTTCAAACACATAAAACGGAAATTGACAAGAAGTTAGAAAACTTTATGGTTGAAATTCGCAATATAGTAAAACCTCCATTTACAGTAAAAGAATTAATTAGTTATTTCATAGCATTTTTAGTTGTTTACGGATCAGCAATTTTCTACATAAGTAGAGTGGAAAGCAACGGTGACAACACGCGAAAAGATTTGGATAAACAAGAAGTTGAAAACAAAGAATTTCGTAAGGAAATTTCAGAAAAAACAGATAAAATTTTAGAAATAGTTGGGGAGACGAAAACGGCAGTTGCGGTGTTACAAGGTAAAAAAGTTGAAGTTATTATAAAAGAACCAACACTAAAAGAACAGGTTGAAAAGAACAAACAAATAGTTAGGGATTTTGCAAGTAATGAATAGATTATGACACTAAACTTTAAAATAGCGTTTAAGGAAATTATAGGTATTGAAGGCGGTTATGTAAACAACCCGAACGACAAGGGTGGCGAAACAAAATACGGAATTTCAAAACGTGCCTATCCAAATTTAGACATCAAAAATTTAACCCTACAAAAAGCAGAAGATATTTATTATAACGATTATTGGCTGGCTTTAAAATTAGACTATGTAAAGGATTTAAAAGTATCATTGGAATTATTTGATACAGCCGTTAATATGGGTGTTAAAACAGCGTCTAAAATGTTTCAAGAAGCCTTAAACCTTGTAAACAGAAACGGAAAAACATTTGCTGATTTGGTAGTTGATGGGAATATTGGCGTTAAAACCATATTAGCTTATGATAAAGTTGACAAATCTATTTTACTGAAAGTTTTAAACGGATTGCAATTTAAAAGATATGTTGATATTGTAACAAAAAACCCAACACAAGAAGAATTTTTTAACGGCTGGATGAAAAGGGTGTAATCACCAAAATTATATATAAATCAGTGATTATAATCACTAAATCTTATGAAAAAAATACTATTAATCTTAATCGCTATTTTACTTTCCACTTCTTGCGGAACTAAAAAGAAACAACTTGAAAAAACAAGGCTCGAAATTGAAGCGAAATATAAATTAGACAGTATTGCGTTTTCAAAAATTATCTCAGAAAAAAATAAAGTAGAAGAAATCACAGCCAATGAAACCGAAAAAGAAGAAAGTATTGAATACAACGGTAAAAAAGGTGATAGTCTAAAAGTTATTAAAATAGGCGAAAACGGTAAAATACTTTCAGGAACTATTTATACAGGAACAGGAAAGGCTATAATTAATAATAAAAATAAATCAAGCAATAAAAAAACCAATCAAAAAGAGGATTTAAAAGAAGTTACCGACAGTAAAGTTTCTGTAAAAAAAGATGAAACAAAAAAAGCAAATACAGAAATTAAAAAAAAGGAAGTCAAAACAAGCGGATTCACATTTACAACGTGGTTATGGATTATTGGTATTATTTCAGTTGTTGCCGGATGTTGGTATCTTAATAAACGATTTAATTTAATATCAAAATTATGGACGAGATTAAACTAAGAAACGCCGCTAATTTTGTAAGAAGTGAATTGCAAAATGAATTGCACCCGAAATTAACCAAACAATTAGACTACGGTAAAATTATTTTACTTCAAAAATTGCTAAATATATTAACCTAAAACCCAAATATGAAATTAGACTATCAAGATTATATCGATGAAGCCTTAGAATTATATTTAAATGACAAAGAAATACAAGGAAATTTAACACAAGTTGCAAAATATTTACATCATACTAACGGACTTGAAACTAAAATACAGGAGGATAATTTCCGTAAACAATTATCGGTTTTAATTAATCGTAAAATTGCAGACAAAGAAATTATAGTTGAAAACGTTAAACTTGCAAAATCAAAACAAAAAGGACAAGACGTTAATAGAATTGAGCGCAAAAGTTTTCGAGAGTATGCAAGGGTTGAAAATGCAATTACAGAATACGCAAAAGAACTTTCAAGCCAAAATAAACAATACGGTGAATTTCTAAAAACATTAAATATTAATCCGCTTATTGCTAATTTAACAAAGCGTGGTGTTGGCGTTATTCAGATCACAGATTTACACGGTAATGAATTAGTAGATTTACCGCATAACAAATATGATTTTAATATACTTTCTAAAAGATTAAAACTCTACATAAATAAATGTATCAAAAAATTTAGAGACGAAAACGTTGCTAAAGTTGCTATTTTGTTTACCGGGGATTTATTAAACTCAGATAGACGACTTGACGAAATGTTAAACCAGGCGACCAATCGAAGCAAAGCAAGTTTATTAATGCAACATTTATTAACTCAGGCAATTTTAGAAGTTAGAAACGCAGGATTTGATGTTACAATAGTTTCTGTTTTAGGAAATGAAAGCCGAGTTGGCAAAGAAATGACATTTTCAAATGAGGGTTTGTCAGATAATTACGACTTTAATATAATTGCAAGCATTAAACAAAAATTTGAGTTTGCTGATATTATGGGTATTAATTGGGGAACTATTGATAAGGTGGAAGAAGTTGTTGAAATTGACGGTTTAAATTGGCTTATATCGCACGACTTAAGTAAATTCACAGATAACCAACAAAAGAATCAAAGCGCGATAGGCCGTTATTCTTTGCAGGGAATGAAAATTGATTTTATGATAGCTGGCCATATTCATGCGACTAACGTAATGGGTAACTCAGCAAGATCAAGTTCAATGACTGGGTCAAACTCTTATAATGAAATTGCTTTAAACTTAGCAGGCAAAGCACAACATAATTGCTACATAGCACAAGATGGACGGATTGAAACAACTGTAATTGATTTACAGAATGTTGACGGAATCGAGGGATATAATATGATTAAGGAACTTGAGGCTTATAATACTAAAAGCGTTGAGAAAATTTATAGAGGTGAAACTATCTTTAAAGTAGTGATTTAACCTTTTTTTGTCCGCTTACTTTCCCCTATCTTTTCCCCCGTAATAAAAAAACCGCTGATTTACAGCGGTTTACAACGTTAAAAGCGGAGAGACAGGGACTTTTTCTAATGTAACACGCATAACGATTATCTGTACTTTTATGAGTATTTACAAGGGTTTGTGACTTTCTATGTTACACAAACATACATTAAAAACGCATTTAAATACTATTTTACTTTCCCCTTAACTTTCCCCTCACTATATTTGTGGTAAAAATTATCATTATGTATTTTTATCTCAAAGAACCTAATTATTTGGTGCGCAAATCTACAATTATTTATTTAATATTTTATTGCAAAAATGACAAAAAAAACTTTAAATATTCGACAGGGCAAAAAATCGAGGTCGAGGATTGGGATTTTCCAAATAGGATGCCGATAACTAAACGTGGCTCAGGTGGTATTATTTTAAGGCATATAAGCAACGTTTTAAACTCTTACGCTAAATTACTCGAAGATACAATAAAAGAGCGCGAGACGGTCAATAAACCGCTTACTCAGCAATATTTAAAAGATACATTTGATAAAGTTTACAAACATAAAAAAGTAACAGAAATCACTAACAATGTAGTTATAGGCTTGCAAGATTTTATCGATGCGAAAAACTTAAGCGAAAACCAAAGCGATAATTGGAACGAAAAATATAAAAACCTTAAAGCAAAATTAGAATTTTTTGAATTGCACAAAGGTTTTAAAATTACATTCAATGATTTTAATGCAGACCTACTCAACGAATATTGCGGATTTTTAAGAACGATAAAGAATGATAGGTTTTCACCGCATAATGACAACACTTTGCACCGTAACGTTAATTTTTTGATAACCTTCTTTATTTGGGCTAAAGGCAAATACCATAATAACGAACCTTTAAAGAATCCCGTAAAAAAATACCAGCCGGATGATGTTCATTTGACAAGTTTAGAAGTTGAAAAACTTGAAAACATAATTTTAGAAACTCGACATTTACAGAAAGTTCGCGATATATTTTTAATAGGCGTTTATTCTGGGCAAAGATTCAGCGATTATTCAGTATTTGAAAAGTCAGATTTACAAGGAAATATGATAATTAAACGTGCTGAGAAAACAGAATACGAAAGTTTTATACCATTGCACCCTAAATTAAAAGCGTTACTTGATAAATATGATTGGAAAATACCAACAATAAGCAGCCAAAAGTTTAACGTAGCTATTCAGGATATATGTCTTAAATGCGAAATGACAGAAAGCATAAAAGAGACGATATACGCCGGCAATAAAAAAGAAGTTAAGTATAGTCCAAAATATAAAATGGTTGCGTCACATACAGCGCGAAGGACTTTTATAACGTTATCAAGCGAAAAGGGGCTGCCCGATCACATTATTATGAAAGTTACTGGTATTAGAGACCCGAAAACTTTGCAGAAATATAAAAAGACATCAAACCAAAGTGTGACGGATGCCGTTAGTAAAATTTGGGGTTAATTGCACGTTTATAGCTTAATTCAAACGTTTGCGCCGTAAATGGTAACGCTTACAAAGTTGTATATAATTTATTAATTATTAGGCAAATGTTTTTTATATTTGAGCTTCAAAAAAGTTACAAACCCCTATAATAAATGATGAAAAATTTACGAATATTGTCAAAAAAAGACATTGAAATTGAAAAAGAATTTAATAGATTAAAAATTATTACAAATCAACTACTTCTTAAAAAATCCAAATCATCCTGAATTTCATATTTATATTTGATTGTTTTTTTAATTAAAAATATCGAGTTAGGGTCTTTTTGAGACTCTAACTCTTTAATTCTATCAAGCACTTTAGCGAGTAAAACCTCTAATTCTGCAATTTGATTTTCATTATTGCTATTTTCTGCGCTTATATTATACGCATTAGATGCGTTTTTTAACAAATTCTTAACAAAAAAAGCGGTTGTTTCTGGTATTTGTCTTTCGTTTTTTTCCCAATATTGTAACGTCCGGAGCTTAATACCGACTTTTTCCGCCAGTTCCGTTTGATTTAACCCTAAAGTTTTTCTAATTTCTTTTAATTCTTCACCGCTCATTTTCAACTACTTATGTTTTATTTTAAAAATATTATGCATTTTATGCTTAATTATTTTGTTTATATGCATTAAATGCATACATTTGTATATGTCTAATGTACAAAACAAATCTAATATAAAAAATGATTACAGCAAAAAAAATTTCAGCAGAGTTAAAATTGGAAGTTTTAACAGCTATCGGAAAACAAAATTTTGAGTTTGAACAAAACTTTGAAGGTGACATATTATCGTCATCAAATGATAAAAGAGAAATTGAAAGTGAAAATCTTACTATCACTATTGAATTGTGCGAAAATGTAAGATGGTCTTCATTCAGAGATTACGAATTTGAAGAACTACAATTAACTGATCTAATTATTACAGACGAAAACGGTGACGAATATCAAGACGAATTTACAGACGAAGAAATCTTAAACGCTATAAATTATTAATTATGAAAAAACTAACCAAAATAACCATAGGCGGAAAAGAACCCGCCTTATGCTCAGAAGGCAGAATTGAGGTTAAAGTATTGGATTATGACACTTATTTTGATTTACCCCTTTTAGATACAGCCGTTAAAGCAGAAACATTAAGAAGATTAAAAGCAATGTTTAAACCCCAAAACAGAAATTAAATGACTGGAGAATTAGAAGAGTTAAGAGCAGAATTAGTAAAAATTAGTAACGATGCCCCAAAGAATAGCCATAACGAAGTGGCTGACAATTTAGAAATATCACTTAATAGTTTGGCAAAAATTAGAGCCGGCGAAAGATTAACGGTTGATAACAGCGAAAACCGAGAAAAGATAAAGGACATAATATCTGAATACTTAGGAATTATCAGATGCGAACTACAAAAACTATCAGAATATGACACCTAGCTAACTAATAGAATCTCAAATTAAAGCACTAACGATTTACGATGCAAATAATACTTGCATGACAATTACCGAGTGCGCGAAGTTTTTAAATGTTCAGCGTAGAACCGTAGGAAGAATGATTGAGCGCAAAGAAATTAAAGCAAAGTATTTAAGCAATATGACTTTAATCCCAAAAATTCAATTTTTAGAAATATTAATATGAAAGAAGAAAAAACAATTATTCAGAAAATTGAAAAAGCCTGTTACTATATAATGGCCGGATTAATTTTCTTAATGATAATAGGAAGTGTAAATATTAAATAACAATTAAATAAAAAAAAGATGAAAAATTTAGCATTAGCATTAGTAAAGGCTCAAAGCGAAATGAGCAACCCAACAAAAGGAAACACAAATCCTTTTTTCAAATCTAAATACGCCGATTTAAACGCGGTTCGTGAGGCGGTTATCCCGGTATTAAACGCAAACGGTATTAGTGTGTTACAACCTATAAAACACATTGATGGTAAAAACTTTGTTGTAACGATTCTTTTACACGAAAGCGGTGAAATGATGGAAAGTTTTACAGAGATCGTTTATAACAAACAGAATGACGCTCAGGCGCAAGGTAGTGGAATTACTTACGCGCGCCGTTATGGTTTACAATCTTTTGTATGCGTTGGAGCTGATGACGATGACGGAAACAAAGCGAGCGTGAAGCCGGTAGAATCACCAAAAGCACAAAACGAAGCAATCACTAAAAATGTAGCGGCTATTCCTTCTCAAGTTTTAAACGAGATCACTAAGAAAATTGCTCAATCCACTACACAAAAAGATTTAGCGGATTTATACAAAACTGAAATATCTAATATTAATCAGTTTCCAAGTTTAAAAGGAATGTTCACAAACAAAAAAATCTCATTAAATGGAAACACTTAGTATTAATAAAACCGGAGGGATTGGCGCAAGCGAAGTTGGTAAACTTTTTACAAAGGAAGGTTTAAAAGGAAAAACAGCGCAAACATTAGCTTATGAAAAAGCCTCAGAAATTATAAACGGTTACAAAAAAAGTTTTACAACTATCGCAATGCAACACGGTATTTTTAGCGAAGAAGAAGCTTTTATAAATGTTGTGTTACCATTTTATCCTAATGCAAGTTATCAAAGTTCAGATTCAATTTTAATAAAAGAAGGTATTTGGGTTACTCCTGATGTAGTTGATGATTACGAGGGTATTACAATAGATATTAAATGTCCTTATTCACCATTTACTTATTGGAATAATGTAAAAAAAATGCCGGACACTTATTTAAGTCAAAACCAAATGCAAATGATAGGAACTGGCCACAAAAAAGGCGCAATCTGTTTGTATTTAACAAGTACAAATATTGACGAATGGGGAAATAAAATTGAGTTTGATATACCGTTATCTGAAAGACATTTATTTATTCCTATTGAAGCGCAACCGGAATATCAAAAAGAGATTATAGAACGCATAGACGCATTTTTTCCGATAAGGGATATAATATACTCCCACTTAATAAAAGCGCGTGAGGTTTCAGATTATGAGTTTTTTCAACTATGCGGAACTAAGAAAATTACACGCTTTAAAGACAAATCTAATTTATTGACGTGGGAAAATAAAATAATCAAAAACGGTAATGAATTTTACACGGTAGAATAAAATTAAGTGTGCCGCGTTTCCACTCGATCAAAAAACGCAAAACAACAATCGTTGGAATGAGAAAAAAGGGAGTTTAACCCTCCCTTTTTTAACAAAATTAAAAATATAAAATAATGGAAACACCAGTATTAAACGCTCAAAAACAAATAGAAGCATTTTTCTATATCTCAGATTTATTGTCAGAAATGACAGATGAGGCTTTAAGAAACGATGATATTGAATTATCGGAAAAAATCAAAAAAGAAAACAAAAAAGTTTTAAGTAAAATAAGTGTATTAATGAATAACAAAAACCAAAATTAAAAATGGAATCAAAAAATTTGTATCAAATCGATTTAGAGATTGAAAATTTGATTTATGTCTTTGCGGAAACTCCTGCCGAAGCCTTAGAAATCGTATTTCAAAATCCAACATTAAAACACACCGACTACGAAAGTGTAACGGTTGTACTTATTTGTCAATCAAATGAAATTGTAAACTATAAAAATTAAGAAAATGGAAGTAATAGGAAAAATTAAAAAAATTGAAGAAACTAAAACTTTTGGCGCAAGCGGTTTTAGAAAAAGAGAAGCCGTAATTGAAACAAATGACCAGTATCCTCAGCCTTTATTGGTTGAATTTGCACAAGACAAATGCGATTTGTTAGATAGTTACATTGTAGGTCAAGACGTTAAAGTTTCAATTAATTTACGAGGGAAAGAATGGATTAATCCAGAAGGTGAAGCAAAGTATTTTAATACGATTCAAGGTTGGAGAGTAGAATTGTTTGACAACGATAATCAATTCTAAATTATGATAGAGCCAAAGACAAAGAGGTGCAAAGGTATCAACAAAGCACACGGATTTAACGGATGTGGGAAACTGACATTGTTCAGAAAAAACGGCCTTTGCCCTTCTTGCTTGGCGGATTGGGTAGATACAACGGAAAACGGCAAAACGTTCTTAAAATCAATTCAAATCAAAGGAATGAAGCGAATTGAAGCCAACGATAAAAAAGCAAAAACAGCCGAAAAAACAGCCGTAGTTAAAAAGTCAAAATATGAAGCCGACCTGCAAACAGAAATTAATAAAATTGCCCGGTTAATAGATCACGATAAAGGTTGCGTTTCCTGCAATCACGGTCACGAAAACAAATGGACACGACAAGCGCACGGCGGACACCGATTAAGCGTAGGAAGCAATAGAACGCTCAGATTCAATTTAGATAATATTCACAAGCAATGTGTCATCTGTAATAAAAATTTAGGCGGAAACCCGCTTGAATATTACAAAGGACTTACCGCAAGATACGGAAATATTTATGCTGAATACGTTGAATCACTACCGAGTATTTACAAAAAATTAGATTCAACTATTGACGATGTAATTGACTGGATTAAAACCGCCCGATTCATTGTTAGAGAAATTGAAAAAGGCAAAGATTTTACACGAAAAGAAGTTAATCAAATGTTAGGAATTTATAAACAAAATTAATCAATAAAACAAAAATAAAACAACTATGAACAATTTAGCTATTCAAAACAGAAACGAATGTTTTTTCAACAATGCGGAAACGCTTGGAGCAAGAAAAAAAACGGTCTACAAAATTATCGAAAGTTACGGCAAATTAACCGCTCAGGAAATTAAAGAAAAAATGGTTTTAGGAGTGAATCAAATCAGTGGACGACTGACTGAATTATCAGATTTATACCTAATCAAAGAATCCGGTTCAAAATTTAACGAAAAATCAGAAAGACCTAACACACTTTGGGCGATCACAACTCTAGACGAGAGAATTGATATGGTTAACTCAGCGTTCGTTGAATTAAGAAATGAACGCGATATACTAATAAATGATTTAAACCTCTTAAACCTATCTCAAATCACGCGAGAGCACACATTGAAACGCGTAAAAGCTATTGATAAACAAATTTTTAACCTTGAAAACATATAAGACCCCGATATGACAAACGCAATAGGTACAATTACTCAAATATATCAACCCATAACGACCCCAAAAGGAACTCCAATACAAGAGATAAGCCTTCTCAAAAACGACCAAACAACTATTTATCTGCAAGCACACCGACACTTGGATATTTTAAACGATATAGAAGTGAACGATGAAGTACTTGTTTCCTATGAAACTTTCGGTAAAGAGATAAAAAAAGAAGCGTCTATAATTCACTTCAATACGTTGGTAATTAAAAAAATCAACAAGTTATGAATTTAGATATTGAAACAATCCAAAGTATAGTTTGCAATCATTACGGAATTACGCCTAAAACGCTTTTTAAGGCATCAAGGAAGCGCGAAATAATAGAAGTTAGGCATATATTCCATTACCTCGCTAAAAAGTACACACGGCAGACTTATAAAAAAATAGGCGGTTACTCAAACAGAAACTACGCAACAGTTATGCACTCAGTAAATCATATTAACGATATGAAATTTACTGATAAAAATTTTGAATTGGTAGTTGAAGAAATTGAAATTTATGTAAATGAGTTATCTGATATTTTAAAAAACCACAAAGTTAATTCCCGGAAAAACCCTAACGAAATGGCAAGCGAAATTTTAAGCAATCAAATAACCTCAGTTATTTAGTTATGGCGGTTGATAAAAAGTCATTTGTACTTTATTCAGACTTAATTTTTACGGTCAGTCAATTACCAAACGACAAAGCCGGTGAACTATTCAAACATATTTTAATGTATGTGAATGATGAGAATCCCGTAACGAATGATCTTATTATCAATATTTCATTTGAACCGATTAAACAGCAATTAAAACGCGATTTAGTCAAGTATGAATGTAAAAAAGTTCAATGGAGTGAAGCTGGGAAACGTTCAGCGGAATTAAAAGCGTTGAAGAAAGAAGAAATAAATCAACGAACGTTAACGAACGTTGAAAGTCGTTCAACGGATTCAACTGTTAATGATAATGTTAATGTAAGTGTTAATGTTATTAAAAAGAATATAGAAGAGCGTAAATCGGATTTTAAAAAATCCTTCACTCCTTTTTTAGAAAATTATAACAAAATTGATTTAAACGAATTTTTCCTTTACTGGACCGAACACTCTATAAACGACAAAAAAATGAGATTTGAAAAAGAAAAAAGTTTTGGAATTGAACGCCGACTCGCAACGTGGATGAAAAACAAAGAAAAATTTGCAGTAAAAGACGGAAAAGAAAAAAAACAAACCGGCGCACAAGCCTTTAAAGATTTAGTTTATGGAACAGCTACAAGTTTATAGCAAGCCGGAACTGGTTTTAATTTCTGAAAAAATGAAATTAAGAGACTATACGCATGAGCAAAGAATGTCACAAACGGCTAATTTAGTTTACAAACTTTTAAATCTCTTAGGCGTTAACGATGGAAAAACTGAGCACCACGTAGAACTCGCAAGACACATCTCAGATTTTTACGGTCATTTCACTTTTGAACAAATTGAAAAAGCCTTTGGATTATTCATTGTGGGGAAATTTAAAACAAGACCCTTTCAACAATTAAACGCTGTAGTGTTTGGATTGGTAATGCAAGAATTTGACGAATATCAAAAAGAGCAGACGAAAGTTTACCGGTTAAACATTCAAGAATTTAAAAACAAAGCAATCCCAATGGAAGCAAAAGATAAAGACGAATTAATGAGGGTTGCGATTGATAACGCGATTCAAGAATTTAAAAAAACAGGACAAATTGAATTAGCAAGTAGTAAATATGATTGGTTAGACAGTCAAAACAAACTACAAGGCATACGTTCAACTCCTGAATGGGAAAAGCTAAAGCGAACTAAATATAATTCAGTACAAGCGAGATTAAAGGTTCATTATGAAAATTTAAAATCAGGCAGCCGCGATGAAAAAATAGAAGTTAAAAACACCTTAAAAGAAATTCAAGAAAATAAAAGCGGAAAAGTGATCTCACAATGTAAACTTGAATTATTAGAAGATTATTTCAGTCAACAAATTAAGCTATGAAAACAAAAAAATGCACAAAATGCGGAGAAGAAAAAGCACTGAGCGAATACGGAAAACACAAAGACGGAAAACACGGTCTTAGGGCTTATTGTAAACAATGTCGTTCAGAAATAGCAAAAGAAGAGCGTAAAAATAATCAAAAAATAATATACAAATTTATGTCAAATCACAAAGGCCAATTACCAACAGATTACTCAAGGATATTTTTAGAAAAGCAAGAAGCGATGAGCTGGTATGAAAAAAACGGTAAGGGATGCGAAGAAAAATGTAACAGAAAATTATACTTAGCTGAATTAACCATACAAAAACAAGCGTAAATATGGCTTTACAAATAGCAATAGCCTCAGGATTAATAATGATAATAATAATTTTAAAACTTAAATAATGACAAAACACAGATTTACAGACGAACAAGGCAACGGAATAATCGTTGAAGCCGAAAACAAAGAAAAATCAATAGTGATATTGGAGAGATTGGGAATTAATCCGGAAAGTCTTGAATATTCTCAGCCAGTAAATAGCCTTTAAATTATACAAATGAACTATCTTAAAACCCACTCTTTATTAAGTGCCTTAGCGATAGCCTCCAGCTTAGAAAGGGTTGGGTTTCCTTTACCTTGTTCTAACATTGAGACCTCACGCTGGCTTAATTTAACGCCGGTTTCTTTTAGAACCATATCAGCTAATTCAATTTGGGTAATATCAAGAACCCTTCGCGCCTGTCTAATCTCTTTACCTATTTCCATTGGGTCAAATTTATAAAAAAAAGTGTTTTCCATATGCAAATATAATACTTATTACATTAATTATTACATAGTAAGAATAAAATATTTAAAATAAATTATATTTTATGTTGTTTATGTTATATTATGTTGTACATTTACAGAAAATATTAATAAAGCACCGGGAGAGAAACTCAAATAATAAAGTTTATTCATAAATAAAAATTATTATGTAAAATCTAAACAAGACTGCTTCCGGTTTTTTAACAACTTAAAAAATAAAATTATGAAAACGTTAAAAATTCAATTAGAGATCAACCTTCAAAAAGTATTTATTATTTCCGTAGTGGTTTTAATTATCGCAGTTACATTGTTCAATGCCTGTACAGTAGGCTTTCAACCGTCCTAATTATGCGGACAGTTAAAATAATACTCGCATTATCTTTGTTTGCGTTTATCGTTTTTGAAGTTATAATGGTTTCAAACTCTATTTTAAATGCAATACAGATAAGTATAAATTTTTAATAAAAAGAATACATGACACCAGTAGAATTATTAGAAGAAATCAAAAAAGACTATTTAGCCAAATTTGAAAACGATCCTGCGATTAATAGGGTTTGCACAGTAATGATTAATGAGTTTAAAGCACGAATTTTAAAATTTGATTTGCCTGTTGTTGTAAAATCAGTTAAAGAAAACACAAAAAAACCTTTAACGAATGGGAGTAATGAAGATAGTATAAAAGCATTTTGGAAACCTTAAAATCGGCTTTAATGTTTTACAATGGAACAAGGTAAGATTAGTGCGAATTAATAAAAACTAAATTTAATAGATATGGAAGATTTAATTGAAAGACTAGAGGCTATAAACAAAACACTTTATAGTAAGTTCGGAAGCGAAAGTTATACCGAAAGATGTTTAATACAAGACGTAAAAACCGAAATGCAAGCATTAATTTTACCCGTTGTTGTACGGCAAAGCGAACAGTTAGCGGCGTTTGTAGAATGGCATAATGAAAATTACCCAGAAAATTACATTACAAATAGTAGAATAGGATTGTACAACATTAGCCAATAATTGCGTACAACTTACAAGTGCAACCTTTTGTATTTTTTTTAAAAGCGTAGGCAAACTGTGAAACAGAATAGAATTTTAATTTAAAACAATAAATATTATGCAAACACAAATTTTAATAGGATTGTTCTTTTGCCATTTTTTGGCAGATTACACTCATTTATCAACTTCTTTTATGCTAAACGCAAAGAGATTAGGAAAACCATTTTACCCAATATTTTTACACGCAACAATACACGCTGTAATAATGCTTTTATTCTTAAATATTGTTTTTGGTATTAATGGAAATTTATTAATTTATTTATTTCTCATTCAAATAATATCACATTTTTTAATTGATGTTTGGAAAGGTATAATGAATGGTTGGTTTCCTGAATTACAAAACCCTGCAAATAAATGGCATTGGATTGTTTTTGGATTTGACCAATATTTACACGCATTAATTATAATCACAATGTCTTTTTTAGCGGTGTAGATGGCTTAAAAAACAATATAAAGGCTGCGCGGTGTTGCTGTTTGTTTTGGGTGGATGGAAACAAATTGTAATTGTTGGCGATTCATCGCCCAATATAAACTGCAACGGTGAAGAATATGAAAAGATGGCATTAATATATAGAATTTTCATATTTTTTTGATAGTAAACTTAAGATTAATAAACGGAATATGAACGACAATGTAGCCATTTTTTTATATGCGTT